CAAGAGAAATAGAATGCCCTCATTGCCATAATAAGTTTATACCAGAAGGGCAAATAGTAGCTTAAAATAAGAGGATAAAATAACATGATTACAAAAGAACAATTAAAAGAACGTAAGCTCCATATCGGCGCCAGCGACATATCGGCATTGTTTACAGATGAAGACGGATGTAGCCTTAACCCATTTGCTACTGCAAAAGATATCTGGGCTTCAAAGGTGTTTGAATTGAAGCCTTTGGAAGGCGATGCATTAAAGCGTGGCAATCGCTATGAATCAGGTCTGATTGAATATGCCGAGGAATATCTTGGTATAGCAATCGATACCGATCCAGATCACATGAACTTTGTCTGTAAAGAACATCCTGTGTTTGCCTGCAATACCGACGGTCTTGGCTATGAGAAACTTAAACTAATAATAGTCGAGTGTAAAACCACCGGGCTATCTGACGAATGGGGAGAACCGGGAACTGACGATGTGCCATTAAGGGTCAATTTACAGGTTCAACAGCAAATGCTATGCACTGGCTTAGATAAGGCTTATATCGCCGTACTGATAGGCAAATGGGGCTTAACAGAAGAGATGTATGTCGTTGAGCGCAACGAAGAGATAATCAAAGCCATTATTAACAGAGGTGAACAGTTCTGGAATGATTATGTTTTAACAAAAACTCCTCCACCTATTGCCGAACCCGGCAAGATCGACACCTTTAAACGCATAATACGTGTCCCGGAAAAGTATGCTGAGGATATTGACAATACCCTTATCGTTAATTGGGAGCAGTCAAAAAAAGAACTAAGTGAGATGATAAAGAAGGTAGATGCATCCTTCTTGGAAATATTACAACATTTAGGCGATGCTGAAGGCATCAACCTCAACGACGGACGGGAACTTACCTATTTTGAACAATCAAGAAAGGGTATTGATAAGAAAATGCTGGCTAAAGAGTACCCTGATGCATTTGATGCAGTATCTACTACAAGCTCTTATAGGGTTGCTCGGACAAGAAAGGTTAAATAAGGAAGGAGGGTAAATTATGACTGAATGGCAAGGATATATGATTATGGTGTTAATGTGTATAATGGGCTTAGACATTGTTAAAAACAAACTTACTCGATTCTATCTTTTTGTAGTTGGACTATTCGCAGTAATTTCATCCTTTTTTGCGAGGTAAAGGAAGGAGGGTAAAGTGGCTTTTTTAAATTACTTTAAGAAGAAAAAAGTTCATTTTGATGGAGCCGATTATCAACCTAAGAAGGATTATGCAAGGCTCACGACTCAACTTGGGAAAATACACTATTTCATGAGTGACGGCAAGTGGCATAAGTTGTCTGATATATCAAAAGGAACTGGCGCACCGGAAGCAAGTGTAAGCGCTCAATTAAGAAACTTACGGAAAGTAAGATTTGGTAGTCATATAATTAAACCGAAGAGGTCTGGTTCTTACGGCAAAGGTCTGTATGAATATAGGCTAGTCAGATGAACATGGGGCGGTCAGCAGTCCACACTGTTGACCGTTAGGTGCCGGAGCCTATACCGCCCCTTAAATAATAACTAAGGAGTACCTTATGAACACGAATAATTCATTGGCAATTATCAACAACTTAGAAACCAAAATCACATCGAGTCAAGCTGAAATAATCAAAGCATTACCCGCTCATGTTGAGCCAATCCGTTTTTGTAAATCAGCACTATTGGCAGTCGGAAGAGATCAAAAACTACAACAGTGTACTCTTGAAAGCGTTTTTACTTCTATCTTAAACGCGGCAGAACTCGGTCTTGATTTTACCCCGGCAAAAGGACATGCCTATATGATAGCCTATAAAAACGTTGCGACATTCATGCCGGGCTATAGGGGTATGATAGATTTAGCAAAAAGATCGAATATCGTATCAAAGATTGAATCGCATGTCGTTTACGAAAAAGACATATTTTCTATCGAATATGGGCTGAATCCAAAGCTTGTCCATAAACCATGTATAGATGGTCGTGCTGGTCAAGTTATAGGAGCTTATTCTATCGCATGGTTGAAGGATGAAGAACCCATATATGAGTTCATGTCTAAATTACAAATAGACAACATCAGGAAAAGGGCAAAAACCGACAATATATGGGCTACTGATTATGCTGAAATGGCGAGAAAAACAACAATAAGGAGATTGTTTAAGTATCTGCCATCCTCTCCTGATATTGAAAAAGCTATGGAATTAGACAACCGAGCCGTTGGTATTGATGAAAACAATGAATCGGACGGCAGGACACGAACTGAGAAATTAGCCGATCTCGTGAAGTCTAAAGAAATAATAATTGAACAACCTCAAGCCCCTGATACTCCGATGCCTCCAGCAAAAGGACCGGAAACAAATACAAACCCACCTCTTGCGTCAGGAAAACAAACCGCCCGTATTTATGGAACCACAAAATATGACTATAACCTCAATAAAGACGATGCTATAAAGCTTGCAGAAACAATGTTTAACAGAAAATTGCAAAGCATGAAAGACTTGACTACTAAAGAGGCATCAACTTTCATTACCGGGCTAGACGAAGAGCCTGATTCCATTAAATTATACATAAAAGAAATGAGTAAGCCAGAGGAGATCTAATGAAAAAGCTCCTGTTCATCCTACTCCTTATATCCTGCTCAAACGTATTCGACTACGAGAAGCTCAGGAGGCAATAAGTTATGAAAGAGATAAACTTCACAAAATCGCAGACATTGGCACACTCATGTCGCATTTTAAAGAGCGTTCAGATGGGAGTACGAACGAACATGGTTGGCACTGGAAATCAACTCTTATCACCCTGTTCCACTATGATTTCTGGGGAGACTGTGAAGATAGTACAGTTCTTGCCTTATGGGCGTTCAAATGCATCGGTATAGATGCCCGTGAAGTGATCCTATACAATGACAACACAGGGATCAAGCACTCGGTTGCTCTTAGCATGGATAACAAGTATATGACAAGCAATAATGAATTATACACACTAGGTAATAGTTACACACTCTTACAAGAGATCAATAGGCTACCGTGGCATTGGTTTAACAGAATAGAGAGAGAGTAAAAATAAATGATGGAATCACCGGCATTTCAATTTTACCCGGAAGATTGGTTAAGTAATATAAAATTACAACTATGTTCAATGACCGCCCAAGGACTTTTAATTAATCTAATCTGTCTTATGCACCAATCAGAAAAGTACGGTTATTTGCTTATAAATGGTTCACAACCCGATCACAAAATGGTTATGAAACTGTTACGAATGAATTATAAAACGTTCAATAAGGCTCTAAATGAATTGCTTTCATGTGGTGTTTTAAAAGAGGACGAAGAAGGAGTCATATATTGTAAGCGAATGGTTAAAGATGAGTATATACGTAACGTTAGAAGAGAATCTGGGAAAAGGGGCGGCAACCCAGCACTCAATTTGGTTAAGCAAGAGGTTAAGCAAGAGGTTAAGCAAGAGGACAAGCAAAAGGACAAGCAAAAGACAACCCCTTCTTCTTCATCTTCTTCTTCATCTTCTAAAGATATAACTACCTCTTGTTCTGTCAAAGAAAATACAGAACGAACAATGGTAAAATTTACTGAAGATGATATGAAAATAGCAAAGAAATTAGATGAGTTGATGGAGAAGAATAATCCTACCAGAAAAGTACCATCACCGGCAATTCTTAAATCATGGGCAAATGATGTCAGATTGATGCGCGAAATTGACAAAAGAACACATAAGCAGATTGAAAGTAGGATTGAATTTTCTCAACAGGATCATCTTTGGTGTCAGAATATTTTATCCATGAAAAAACTACGGAAACAGTACGACCAGCTTACTATGCGCATGAAAGCAAGTAAGTATGTATTTCAAGACACCGAACAAAAGGAGGTAAAAGTTGAAAGAAAACACTTTACGGGACGCATCTGAAAGATTAGAGCAGGCAAAGGCTGATCTAAAGGAAGAAATGAGCCTTCAGGGATGGACATACTTTATTAAACCTCTTCGGATTATACAGTGTGATAATAATATGCTTACGCTGTTTAATATAAATGCCGATCATTGGTTATTAAGGCACTACGGCAAGAAAATAAAAGATGCAATAAACAAAGGTCTTGATGGAGAAGATATAATAACCATCGAGATAACAAGCGAGGTGAAATGATGCAGAGACTACCACTGACAAATAATGAAGCCGAACAGTTCGCAAAACAAAAGGAGATAGTGGCACTGCGCTTACTGAAGCCACAACCACCTGAAGGGCTTGAGCTTAAATTTATAGAAGGGAATGATGCGTTATTCAAAGGTATATCCTCTGGGAATGAATGGATGTGGGATGCGTATGTGCCTTATCCTTCCGGCGTGTATGACCTGACCGAGACGTGGGGAACTGATTTATTGGGAAGATTATTATATAAAGCCGATTATGTAAGAAAATATTACACGGGATTTGCTGGGCGTTGGTGGTATTCCCCTGTTACCATGCCAGTCCCCCGATGGAAGGACATCAAGGCGACCACGACTGTCAAGCGTGTGCAAGATGTAACCGATATAGAATGGCTTGAGAGCCGAGAGGAATTTGCCAATGGGGGCTACCAAGATATTATCGACCACTGGAACGCCCTTCACGCCAAACCTGTCAAGCAAGACGATGGGTATGTCTGCTATCCGTATGATTGGGACTCGTTCGAGCGTATATACGGCGATAAATATTTGCGTATTAAACATATCGGAGATAGGGATTTTACTGAACCAACTCACAAACGCAAACCCCTGACCATCCACCCGAACCCGTGGCTGATGGCTATTGAACTAAGGAGTGAGTGATGAATGTTGATAAACTAATTGCTTTAAATGCACTTACTGAATTTGAAAAAACTGCTGCTACATTAAGAACTCGAATAGCAGAAATGAAGGATTGTACTATTACTCAATTTAATGACATGGAAAGAATATTCGTATCTGCTGCAATTAATTTTAAATCATTAAATATGATGCTACAAATGGAATTACAAGATTCTGTACCAATTACTGAAGAAGCAAATAAATGGTATAATCATAAAGAGGTGAATGAATGAAACCATTACTGCGTAAGTCAGCCATTTGCCCAGATAAAGGCAGTTATAGTATTTGTGAAAATACTAAGTGGGCAAAAATACTTGGTTGCATCAATCTTGGTGTAAACAAAGAAGGACAATATTACTGTAAGGGGGTCGAGTAATGAGCAGTCTTTCCCCTACACAGCGCACAATTCGAGAACTCAAGAAGCAAGGCGTGATCTGTGGCATAGTAGAAAAATATATTTCTAACGGAAAAGACTTTGCTTTTCGTAGAGATTTATTCGGTATAATTGATATTATAGCCTTAGATACCACAAGAGGGGTTATAGGAGTTCAATGTTGCGGTACCGACGTGTCAAGTCATATTAAAAAGCTAACAATTGAAAATGTAGAAAGTAGCATAGCATGGTTAGAAACTCCGGGTACCGTTCTTCAAATTTGGGGATGGAGAAAAACTAAGTTTAAACGTGGCGGTAAAGCAATGAGATGGAATCCGAGAATTATAGAAATCAAACCTGAAGACTTGGGGTGTAAATAATGTCGCAACATAAATTAACTCCTCAGAGAGAAAATAAAAGGCATTTTCAGGCGTTTCAATACTGGAGAGATTTGGGCTATGGTCGATCTTTCAATAAAGTTGCAATAGAACTTAAATGTTCTCCACAATCAGTAAGCGATTGGCACAAGAAGTTTGATTGGGATGAACGCTTAAACGCTTTTAACACAACAATAAAAAAGCAAGAAAGCGCAGCGGATTTACTAAAGCCAGATGATCCGATGGCGCACAGGCTTGTAAAGGCGATGGATCATATGGAGGCGCTGATAGGTAGTGCTTTTAAGAAAGACCCCAATACAGGTAAAACAGTTGCAATTGTTAAAGTAAAAACCGCAGAAGACCTAACAAAACTGTTGGAAGCTCAGAGAAAATATCTTGAAACATATCACAAATTTATTCAGCCATACCTTCCAAAAGATAAAGAAGGGAAAAGGCAAACAAACATAAAAGAGTTAAATTTAAACATGGGTGAACTATCGCAGGAAGAACGCATAGGGTTGCTAAAGGGAGCATTTAATGGTAATGTCAAAGGAAGAGATAGCGTCGCTGAGCGAGGAGTTTCGGAAGCAGATTATACAGAAGTACCTGAACGAGGGACTGAAGACTGATCTCGATGTCACTGAATTTTTAGCAGCACTGCAGGTGGCTGTTGTTGGAACAAAACATAATTGTGAGAACAAAGAGCATGTGCCTCAATTTAGAGCGGTATCGGATGTATTGACGAACAAGGCTCTTTATTATGTCATCTGGGCGTGTAGGGCAGGCAGTAAAACGTTTTTATATGGTGGATTAGACTCATGGGTTAAAAGTTGCAGCAGAGCCCGTTTAGAGACACGAATATTGGGTGGGAGTTTAGATCAGTCTATTTTGTCATACGAAGCCATGAAACTATTCCGTGACGAAACCGATCCTGATAATTTAAGAATAAAAGGCGATATATTACAATCAAAAGCAGAATTTCTTAATAAATCAAAGGTATCGATTCTTGCCGCATCAATAAAATCAGTTCGGGGCCCGCACCCGCAAGTGCTAAAACTTGACGAGGTAGATGAAATAGAGCAAGCGGTTTATAACGCCGCGCTTTCGCAGCCTTTGTCAAAATTTGGACACCCTTCTTCTTTAGGCATGTTTTCTACAAATCATAACATTATGGGTCAGATGGATCATGCGCTTGAAAATGCGAAAGTAAACGGTCAAAACATATATAAATATTGCATTTGGGAATGTCTGGCATCTTGCAGAGATTATTCGTGTTCTACTTGTCCGCTTGACCCGATATGTCCCGGGAAACAAATGAAGAATGCCGATGGGTATTATCAGGTTGAAGATTTTATTCGTAAACTACAGTCGCTTTCTATGTCTGAATTATCGCGAGAATGGCTATGTATCAAAGTTGGTCTTGGTGACACCGTATACGAACAAGAATGGGATGATAAAATACATTTAGTTCCGGTTGGGGTAATGCAAAAACCAATCGTACTGTCTATTGACTTTGGAGGCGTAGCGCCATTCTCAGTAGGCGTGTGGCAAGAAGCGCCAAAAGATTATGGTGGAGAAGGTTCGTGGGTAAGAGTAACAGAAGTTTATATGCAATCCGATAAAGAATCGACAACTAATGCTAAAGTAATAGCCAGAGTAAAAAGCTTTCCATGGTCAAACCTCGTTAGAGAAATAGTCCCCGATATATCCCGTCCAGATAGCATTCAGGAGTGGCAAGAAGCGTTCCCTAACGCAAAAATAACAAGAGTAACTAAAGACATTGACGGTATGATAGATCGTGTTAAGAGTGCTCTATCCCCTGTTCTGGGCGCCCCTAAAATATACGTTAATCGCAGATGCCTCCATTTCCGGCAAGAAATCTTGATGTATGCCATAAAGAACGGAAAACCAATAGATGCCTATAATCATTGTCTTGATGATACGGGTTATTTTGCTTTGGCAAAAATTGGAAAAGGGAACGATTGTTTTATAGGAACTACCTCAAGAAACATAATGCCTCAACACTAAATTTGTATAGCACACACAAAATATAGTAAAAATTTTCTTGACAAATACAAGATATGGGCATACATTGTGCAAAACGGAGAAACCCAATGCAAGTATATATGCCCGAATTCGTAAATAAATTATTTAACAGAACGCCAATAAGCACAATAATTGCAGATAATGATAGATTAAGGCGCCAACTAAAGAAGGCAGTTACTAAAATTCAGGGCGCAACCGATATCACTACCAACACATCAACTGCTACCGATCAATATTACACCGGCACTCCTACCCCTTATAATACCTATGCAAAACAAGTTAAACAGTTAAGCCTGCTCTATGACAATACCGCTCCGTGGGGTTGCATGATAGCAAAGAATGTAATTGATATGCGAACGGCGTTTACAATGGGCAGTGGCATAAAAGTTATAAAAAGAGAAACATTTAAAGGAAACGCAGAAAAAGAAATATCGTGGGTTAAGGAGTTCATGAGGTTTAATAATCTCGACGAAGAAATGCCACAGGAATATGCAAAAGAAGCAGAAATAGAAGGCAAAGTATTGTTCCGGTTCTTGGTAGATGAAGAGAAAAAACAAATAAGGCTTGTTCATGTTCCATGGAGAAGCTATGGTTACACAATATCAACGCCTCCATATGATTATTATAACTACAACAATGCTGTTTATGATGGTAGTGGAGATAAGTCTATCGATTTTAATTTAGCGAGTGAGCTATTTGTATATAAAAGATTTGGTGGGAATGCATCTGCAATAAATATAAGTCCTCCTAAAACGGCATATGTGCTTCGTGAAATGGGAGATATTGATAAGGCTTTCTGGGATTGGAGACACATAAATCAATTGTTTGCCGCTCCTACACCGACAGTGACGTGTGAAGACCCGGCAACAGCAAAAATTCTAAATACGTGGTTTGAAGAAAATAACTGGACAATAGGAAAGCTGCTTGTGCTGGGTGGCGCCAATATTAAATTTAATCTAATCGGCTGGGAAGGCGATGGATATACTACGGTTAAAGAAGAAACACAGGCATTAATTAAAACAATATCAGGCACTACGGGTATTCCTGTTCATTTTCTCGGATATCCAGAATTGCTTTCTAACCGAGATACTGCGGAAAGTTTAATTGCAACTATAGAGCTTTCGACAAGTAAAGAACGAAATACGTGGATAGGTGGCTATGAGGAAATATTCCAGAAAGCCATGGTTATATATAATACATATTTTGATACGTTTTTAAACCCGATGGCGATAGACGCAGAACTCGAAGAAGTGTCTCTTGCAACGTTAGAGGAGCCGAAAAATGCGCCAGTATCTAAAGGCACAAATACAAGCCCTGAGTGAATCAGAGCTTGATGGCATAGTTGATCCTGCAATAATGAGTCGTATCAAAGGAACAGACCCTAAGCCTGATATCCGCGTTTACTCAATTGGACACGAAGGCGAATCTAACATGAATCTTCCCGGTATCGGCAAAAAAACAATAACATGGATACAGGCAGCAGTTCAGTGGTTATCGGATAAAGTAAAAATAGGCACGGCAGTTTTTAATAGACACAACCCTGAAAGCAATTCACATGAAGGGCGTCAGCAAATAGGAGAAGTAGTAGGAAAGACAACGAAGAAAATAGGAGATCGTCTCAGTGCGCTTGCGGCAATTCACATTTTTCCAAATTTCAAGTCCAGACCGCTTGATGTTGCAAGTATTGAGGCAGAAATAGAGTATGACCATGATGATAAACAAGCGTGGCCTACTCAAATATTTGACGTGTCGGGTATTGCATTGAGCAATTCAGGCATAGACAGTCCCGGGTTTCCCGGAGCAACCTTTCTGGGCGCGGTACAGGCGTTTGTGCAAGCGTTTGGAGAAGACATAGGAGAAAAAAAAATGAACCAGTCTGATGTGTTAGCGGCAGTAAAAGAGTTAAAATTAACTCCAGTTCAGGTATTTGGTATTGACAATCTTATGGAAGATCCCGCAGTAGTTAAAAAAGTGAAAGAAGCGAAAAGCACCTTAACAAGTGCTGCAGATCGCTTCAAGGGTGAAGTTGATGTATTACGAGAAAAGAACACCGGGTTGGAAAATGATAAAGCCGAAGCAGTAAAACAACTGCAAAAGACTAAAACGCAATCTAAGAGTGTATCCGTTCTCGAAACCATATTGGCAAGCCCAGAGGTTAAGGTTGATGATCGAGCAAAGAAATATATTCAACTTCAACATAAAACTTTTAGCTCAGAAGCGGAAGATGAAGCCGGACTTCAAGCAGATGTTATCAAGTTCATTGAAAGCAAAAATAGCGAATATAATGAAATTGCTAAAGATGTTTTTGATGTAACTTCTGACAATGATGAAGATCCCGCCAATGTGTCAAAATACAAACTTCCACAAAGTTTGATATTACAAGACCCAAAGAATACCACTGTTAAGAATGACGTATTGAAACCAGTGGATGAAAAATTAACAGAGGAAATGAATCCTGATTCAAACCCGCTTATTATAGGCGGTAAAGCCGCACAAGAAGCACTGAAGACGTAATCTAAAAGGATAATATTATGGCTCTTGGTGGAACAAATTATAAACTCAGAAGCTCGACGAGTCTCGACCCGTGGGCGTCTAATGAGTTTACCGCCGCCGCCGATTATACCGCCGGGGAAATGACCAAGATTGAAGATACCGTTGGTGTTATTATTAACGCAACTTCAAGCGGTGACACTGCTGTACTCAACTATCAGGCAGCAAAGATAGTTGTGGCTTGTGTCGCGGTCACATCTGGCAATTTAGCGGATTTAGCGGCGTTTAGCAAAGTATATTTTGACGCCACAAATAAAGAAGTTACCAACGAATCAGCAGGTAATACTCTTTGTGGTATTGTTCTTGTCGCTCCGTCAGTAGGTGACGAAACGATTGAAATTCATCTTATGGGTGCTCTTGGAATAGTAGCCTAACGCGGGAGAATGATATGGAAGCAGGAAAATTTGTCTCCGATTGGCGTCTATTCGAGAAAGCAGGTGGGGTAGAAAACCCCAGCGCCAGAAACATGTTAAGAGGAGCTTTAAATAATTATTTGAATCAACCCAACACTGCTCCTTTTAAAGCCGCTTCACAAGCGTTTGCTGAGAGCGGTGATCCCTTAAAAGCGAGGGCTGCAATACAGGCATTTGCAACGTCAGGAGATTTCCCGGCGTCTGTATTGGAAGTTCTCGACAAATATCATCAAGTGCTTTATTATGACACTGGATATGAATCGGTCTTTAAGCATATAGACCTGAGAAATTCCAATCGTGATAGTTTCCAGATTCTTGATGTTATCTCTGGTCTAACGTTTTCATTAGTACCTGAAGGCATGAAGGCCAAGCTTTACAAAATGTCTGGAGCAAAAGCAACCGTCACGCTGGATATGTATGGTGCAGGTCTTGGTTGGTCAAGGCGTCTATTCATGAATAAAGAGTATTGGACTATTGAGGATAATGCTATCGAATTCAGAAACAAAGCGTTTGAATCAAAAGCCCAAAATCATTATGATTTGATAGAAGCTGTGTCAGCCACATATGATCGAGCTTGGGTAGCTGTCACTGGTAATGTACCAAATACCGATAAAGATTATATTCCTATCAGAGACATCAACACCATCAATCAGGCGTGTGAAGACATCTTCACAAACTGTCAAGACCTTGGGATGGGAATTACCCCTGCCACGGAGTTTATATGTTTGGCTCCTATTCAGCTTAAGGGTAGAATTCCACGAGCACTTGGTCTTGTGCAGCAACCGTTCGCTGGGAGTACAAATCTGGCGAATTACAATGTAAGACCTATCTTTACCGATATGTTCACCGATACCGACAAATATTATATCATATTACCGGGAAGGAAAATCCAAAACGCAACACGTATGGATTTGACTGTCTATAGTGATTTTGATATTGAAGCATTTGCCGATATCGCCGTAGGATGGCAGTGGTACGGTGGTGCCATTGGTGAAGAGAAACAAATCGTTCGTTGCTCCACGTCCTAATCAGCCGTGGGCAGTGCCGGGCAGGGGAGGCGTCGCCACCGTCTCCCTTGTTTTAAAAGGATAAGTGTAATGCTGAGAATGGGACACGTTCGCAAGAAAACTATTGAAGCAAATAAACTTAATAAAGATCAAACCCCAGACACAAAGCCAGAAGAAAATAAAATAGCGTTGTCTACCTCAAATTTACCACGAGGAAGGGAACGTGGTATAGCTAAAGCAAATGCCCCAGTAAAAGACTCCCCTCAAGAAAAGAAAATACTTACCATATCAGATTTACCAAGACGAAACAAAAGAAACCGAACGGCAGTCGCAAAAGCAGCTTATGTAAGTCATGATAAAAACATATTCAAGAGAACGCCTTTAGGCCCCAAAAGATTTTGTGACTATGTAAAAGATGGAGCGTGGAAGGGAAGGCGATGTTTTATCATAGGTGGCGGCCCAAGTGTGGATAAATTAGATTTATCCTTGTTACAAGGCGAATTAGTAATAGGAATAAACCGGGCATATGAAAAAATAACACCGAGCATATTGTACGGAGTAGATCCCCAGCTATGGGGATGGGCAGAGCTTGGAAAGCTTGGAGAAGAATCAAAACGAAAATTTAGCGAATATGAAGGATACAAAGTTTGGATGGCGTTGACAGAAGCATATCCTCCAGACTTTTATTTAATAGATGTTGACAAATCAGAAAGTTACAAAATAGGCAGCACGAAACGATTAGAATTTAATGGTAATTCCGGGTATGGTGCTATCAATTTGGCAGCCGCTCTTGGCGCGAACCCAATATATTTAATTGGTTTTGATATGCACGGTGATAAACAAGGGAAGCAGAAGTGGTGGCATGATGGCTATCCGTTAGATTACGGAGAAGCCGTTTATCCTCAGTATATTAAGCAAATCACTAAATTTGCGCCAACATTGAAAGCAGGAGGAAGAAAGGTTTTTAATTTAAACCCAAAATCTGAATTAAAATGCTTCCCATTTGGAAGTTACGCTAAAATCGCAACAAAGAAACCTCGCATACCAACCAATGCAATATCTGTAATGACAAAACCCGGAATAATAACAGCAATAACACCTACAGGAGATCGTCCTTTGGCTTTAGCATTGTGCCAGCAGTGGATGGATGCTCAGACAGTAAGACCGGATCAGTGGATTGTAGTTGATGACGGCAAGATACCATCAAAAGCACCTGAAAGTGCTGAATATATCAGAAGAACGCCAAATAAAAACGATCCCAAGCATACATTAAATATTAACTTAAACGCTGCCTTCCCTTACGTTAGAGGTGAAAAAATAATAATCATTGAAGACGATGAGTATTATGCCCCTAAATATATAGAAACAATATCAAAGAAACTTGACGATTACGAAGTAGTTGGTATCAGCCACAGCAGATATTATCATCTGCCATCTGGCGCCGAAGCGATCCACGGGAATACTATCCATGCCTCTCTTGCGCAAACGAGCTTTAGAAGCTCATATCTTAGAGAAGTAGAATTATTAACAAGACAACCATTAAAGCATTATCTCGATATAAGTCTGTGGCATAATGCAATGGCAGAATCAAGAGGCTATTTGTTTCTTGACAAGCCAGAAGCGTTATATGTCGGGATTAAGGGATTGCCTGGAAGAAAAGGTATAGGGGCTGGGCATCAAGAAAAAATGTATATGGGGAAATGGCGCGATATAGAAGATAGACCTCTGCTAAATAAATGGATAGGACACAATAGCCAAGTATATGTAGATATATTGGATGGTAAATTAACAAAAGACAATGTTGAGCAATATTTTCCTAAAATAACCGGAATAACTGTGTGTTATAACACGAAAGCATTAATGCAAAGAGCATATGAATCTGTTCGTAAATTCCACCCAGACATGCCAATTATAATAATTGACGGTTCGGATAAGAGAGATCCTTGCGCTGAATATGTAAAAAGCATAGCATCGGACATAACTACTGTGATACAGCCGGGATACAACATAGGGCACGGCAATGGAATGCATATGGGAATAAACAAAGCCAATACGCCATATTTGTTAATATTTGACTCTGACATAGAAATGCTAAAATCTCCCGTTAATGCTATGTTTGACATGATGAAGCCTGACACATACGGAGTTGGGTATACTGAAAAAGCAGGACTTGATGGATATGAATATGGTGCCCAGAAAGAGCACAAAGCTGAAGAAAGCATGAAAATGTTACACCCTTATTTCCAACTTATAAACAAGTATAATTATAATAAATACCATCCATATGTCCACCATGGCGCCCCTTGTTATTTAGCAGCCAGAGATATACATTTGCGCGGACTATCTAATAAAATTATTAAAGAATTCCCCGGATTAGGACATTCATCTGGTAAGGGCTGGGTGTGGGAAGGTAAGCCGAGGGAATACATAAGACACGATCCAGCCGGAACACGTTCGTTAAGAGTGAAAATGGGTCTTGGGGAAACAGAAGGAGAATGGGTAATAAAGTGATGGATATTAAATTAATGGAAGCAATCTATACTGAGGTGAAGGGGATAGTGGATAAGCACGAGTTGACGTGTTGGCTGACTGGTGGTACGGCACTTGGAGCATATAGGGATGGTAGTATTATTCCATATGACCATGACATTGATATACGCGTACTACCTACAGAATGGGATCGTGTAGCCATGAAGAAAGACCTCGAAGGTGCTGGATTTCGCTATGTTGATTCAATAGAGCCACGAATCTACGGGGATTTGTACTCTGGGGCTGTGGCTTTCAAGCATGGGCTTAGAATAGACTTTGATCTTCTCTACTACTATCCTCCAGAGAATTTGGTATGTTCCTTGTCACATATACCGCAGAACCGTTGTGTATTGTCTGCTGATTTCTACAGAGGCGACCACTTTATTGATTTCATAGATAGTAGTGTTAGGATTCCATATCCCGCGGAAGAGTTCCTTGAGTTTCTTTATGGTAAGGATTGGAGAATACCGGATAAATCCCATTTCACTACGGCCAAGTGGTATGTGGGTGTCTATAAACGTATCTCAATGGTAAAGTATATAGAGTATTTTCACACACACCCGAAACTAAATCAATTAGGGAGTGGACAGGCATGGAAGTAAGTGTAATAATCCCCACGCTGAAGACTGAGGAAGAGCTTTCAAAGTTAGTCAACGAGATAAAGGCTACCGCGTATTACGATTTAGAAGTGGTTGTGGTAGCAAGCCCAAGCTCTTCGGCAGCCAACAGGAATACAGGATTGGATAAGGCTAAGGGTGATTTCATTATCATGTGTGACGATGATACTGGAGGGTATACGGATGGCTGGGATAAGGGTTTAATAGATGCTTTGGAGCAGACAGGGGCATCAGTGGTCAGTGCACGGTTAATGAATCAGGATTGGTCTATACACGCTTGCAACCATGGTAATTATGATGTGTCTAAGGACTTTGTTGGCATTCCTACCATGCCAGCATCTTGTTGTGCGTTCCGCAAAACACCACTCAGGTTTGATGAAGGGTTTGCAGGTGGTGGATTTGAGGATACGGATTTCTTTAGGCGAATGGGTGGGCCATACTTCATAGCGAATACAGTAAGAGTAATACATCGACAAGAGGGCAGGTATACCACCATCCCACAGAACAGAGATTACTATAACAAAAAATGGAGTTAAAAGTGAAACCATCAAACATAGCCGGGTTAGAGAATGTTACATGGAAATGTAACTGGAATTGTACACACTGCTATTTCAGGGGGATGCCGCAGATGCGTACTAATATTGATACCCCTCTGGAGAGCTTAATACAAGAGGTAGAAGCAGGGAGAGCGCGAGGTTGTGGTGTCGTCGTTCTTTATGGGAAGGGTGAGCCGACACTGCACACCAATATTGATGACATTATTGGCTACATAGCCAAGGCAGGAATGCACCCGGTAGTGATAACTAATGGCGCCGTGGGTATCAAGACGTACCAGAGGCTATATGAACTCGGATTAGATCATTTGCAGGTGTCCGTGCATGGTTTAGGGGAAATTGTGGACAAGGTTGCCGAACGGAAGGGCGCTGGGAAGAAACAAATGAGGCTCCTGCAATATTTACACAAAAATAGCCACCCATTCCGTGTAAATATAACCATGCAGCAGCTAAACCTCCACCAGATACCAGAGATTGCTAAGAAGGCTGTTGAGCTTGGAGCATTCCATGTCTCACTATTGAATTTCCTACCGCATTATAAGTCCTTCGCAGGGATAAGGGCAGTAGCGAATAATCCAGTTGATATGGTTGACACGCTTGAGGAGGCCATGGATTATATGAAGGGTAAGACCCTCTTTACACTCAGGTATTTTCCTATGTGTTTGTTGAATCCGAAGTATTGGGGGTATATTACCAACGCGCGGCACGTCCTTTATGACCCATGGGAGTATAATTCAGGGAACCATGCTGATGCATGGAAAGCTGCCGTGGACATGGGTAATGCGAGTGGCATACAAGGGGCACCCTGTAAAGACTGCCTGCTGTTTGACCACTGCGGAGGATGGAATAGGGTGTATGCAGCGGTATTTAACCTTGAAGGACTACACGCAATTAAAGAAGTTCCCGGCAACCTGAAAGAGGCTGTCAGCAAGCGTGGCGGGCTGTTTGACCTCAACCCATCCAATAGTAAGGAAGGGGTAGCCTTTTGATCCCTATATTTATTCTAACTTGCGATAGGTTGGTATCTTTAAAGGAGAGCATTGAGTCTTATAAAATATTAGACACTCCTTATGAGATAGTAATAATAGATTTCAATTCAACATACAAGCCAACCGTTGAACATCTAAAGCAATTAGAGGCGAATGGAACAAAAGTATATTGGAAGTCGGCAATAACCCATCCCAATCATCTAAATAACGCAAACACAAGCATTCAGGATTATTTCAAAAGTCACGAAAAAAGCAATTATGTTGTAACCGATGCAGACATAGCGTTGGATAATGTTAGAAGTTATGCGTTGGATGTTTATAGCTATTTATTAAAAAGGTTTCCTGCTATAAAAGTTGTGGGGCCAATGCTAAGAATAAACGATATCCCGGATTATTACCCGTTAAAGCAACATATTCTTAGCGGTTGTCTTGGGCATCATAGGCATTTTCATTCACAAAAGAATTGTTGCGTTGGATATGAAAATAGTGCATCAGAATATTTTCGCATTGATTATATACATGCTCCGATAGACACAACATTTGGGATGCGTAGATCAGGCACACAATGGTCACGATTGCAACCCGGGATTAGAGTAAAAGAACCGTTTGCGGCACGACATTTAGATTGGTATGTCGATCCAAACAATCTAACCGCTGACCAAGAATATTATATGAAAAATGCGTCTAAAAAAATAGTTAGTTGGAGTAAAATTAAAAAGGGGTAAGAAATGGCAAAGGAATTCCTATATGGGATAAAAGAGCCTTCTGAAATACCAGAGGTCGCAGAGAAGGCTCTTGATGACTTTATTCAGATTACTAAGAAGTTAAAGATACCTGCATGTCTGGCGTATGGTTTATGCTTGGGATTCGTTAGAGATGGAGGGCATATACCCGGAGATAATGATTTGGATGTGGTCGCCATTACCGAGACGAACTGGCTTACCCCCGACTTAGAAGAGGCACTTGTAGGTTCTGGCTTTAAGAGAGGTTACGCCTTTGCGGCTACCAAAAACATTCACTTTTACAGAGACAATATTCTGCTGGACATCTTCTTTAGAAAACCGGGCGAATATTATGCTAAATTTGATACGGTAACGTATAAAGGTAAAGAGTATGCTGTTCCGCACCCGGTTGAGGACTATTTAAAGGCTTGTTATACCAACTGGAGAATAAAGACCGACGAAGCTGGAAAAGCTGGCGTGTAAGAAATGGGGCATTACTTTGGATAGTATAGGATACAAGCCCGGAACATTTGACTTGTTCCATATAGGGCATTTACGTTCTCTGATAACTGCTAAAGCACTTTGTGATAAGCTGATAGTTGGTGTGCTGGCGGATGACTTAGTGGAGGAGTATAAAGGGAGTAAACCTTATATACCGCTCCAACAAAGGGTTGAAATAGTAGGGGCGATGGGTTGCGTGGATGCGGTAGTGGAAGCGTATACCCGCAATGTATGGGAAGAATGGTGTAGGATGAAGTTTGATGTGGTGTTTATAGGAGATGATTGGTATGGGGATAAGGAATGGTCAGAATGGGAGTATAAATTGAAAGACTGTGGAGTAGTTATTAGGTTTTTACCAAGAAATTCCCATATCTCAACCACAGGTATATGTGATGGCATCCGGGGGATTAAATGAAAAAGGTTATTCTGATTACGGGCGGTTCGCGGGGAATTGGCAAATACTTGGTTGACTCCTTATCCCCAGATTATCTAATAAGTACATGCAGCAGGAAAATTGCTGAATCAGAAACGGATGATCTGCTCTCCATGAAATGCGATTTGAGAAAGCACAACGATGTGGTGCGCTTTACCGACGCTACGATACGAAAATTCGGGCGTATAGATGTAATGATCTATAATGCTGGCTTAATACTGTATGATGATATGTTGGATGTAAAGGAAGATGTTATTGATGAGTTGTATGGAGTTACGGTTAAAGGGTATCTGTTTATCTGCCAAGAAGTCATCCCGGTAATGAGGAAACAGAGAAGCGGTCATATTATAAGCATATCGTCTATCCGTGGGCTTTCTGCTGTACCGGGTAAAAGTGCTTATTCAGCAATGAAACGTGCCGCAATATCTATGACTGATTCTGTGAGGGTTGAGAATAGGCAATACGGGATAAAGGCTACATCATTACACCCCGCGGCGGTTGATACCGACTCAAGTCACGAGCGCTACAAGGGGAAACTCGACCATGTTAATTTCGTTCAGGAACGGGATATATTGAAAACAATTATATTCCTATTGTCCCTTTCTGAGCATACCGTGGTTGATTCAATTTTTGTTGATGGTGCGCTATGAGAGAAGTGAGCATAAATCCCAAAGAGGACTTGATATTTGACCCCAAGGTCGTCGAGATGTGTAAGTCATGTGAGCGGTACGGTAAGAAGGCAACATGCCCACCGCACATTGAATCTTTTGGGTATTATAGTCAGTTGTTGCCTCAATACGAGCACGGCATCCTCTATGTTGAGAAGTTTGTCGTGGCGGGCGATTATCTCACACAGGGAAAAAAGAGCAGCCTGAGTATACATAGAAAGATTCTCTCCGAGAGAAAAGCGTTATTTGAGAAAGGGCATTACTTCAGTATAGGTTTTGGGGCAGGTTCATGTAAGCTATGTAAAAAGTGCTCATTTCCTTGCCCAAAGCCGGATGAATCGTTAATACCTATTGAGGCGGCAGGACTGAATGTAATAGCTACCTTGGCTAAACAGGGTATTGAGATTAAGGTTCCGGCCAAAGGGTATTTCTATAGAGTCGGTGTAATATTTTACGATTGAGGTGTGAAATGAAGAATATTCTTGTAACAGGTGGCGCAGGATTCATCGGTTCAAATTTCATTCATTATATGCTTGAAGCTGATAAAGATGTTAGAATAATAAATATTGACAAGTTAACGTATGCCGGAGACACTGCTAATCTTATGGGTCTTCCGGGCCCAGAGAGACACGTCTTCAGGCAAAAATGTATATATGAGAAAGGGTAAAGAAATGAAAACAATAGTATTGGGAAAAGGGTTTCTGGGTAAGAAGTTTGAGGAAAAGGGATATGAGGTATGGGGAAAGGATAAGCTTTACTTCTTACCAAACTCGACACGCTTGATGTTGGCACATCAGTTGGCTAAGTTGATGAACTATGACGTTGTTATCAACTGCATGGCTAAAGCAAACACAAGGTGGTGTGAGAAAGAGGAGAACTTCCGTGAAGCGCTGTGGGTCAACGGTGATATTCCTCATCTACTCAGCGCGTTCTGTAAGGCTCAAGGCAAGAAGTTCGTGCATATATCCACCGGATGTTTGTATGATAGCGGTTCATACCCGTACTCCGAGGATGACTTCATGACAGCCCATTGTAATTATACTATTACGAAGTGGGTGGGGGAGAAAGGGCTTAATGAGGGGGATTTGGTATTAAGACCTCGGTTGCTATTTGGTGACTTCGAGGATAAGGGTAATTTGCTGTGCAAGCTGCCTAAGTTCACTCACTACCTCAACGCGTTTAATAGTTATATTAGCGTAAGTGTGCTTGTTGAAGCGATCGCGGCACTGCTCAATCGTAGACAATCGGGTGCGTTCAATGTTGCGTGTGATGGAATATCTACGGTCATGACTCTGGCGAATACGGTCAGGTTGAAGGGGATAGGGATTACGGAAGAGGAGTTGCATGAGAGAGAGCAGTTGTATCTGGTGAATAACATAATGAATCTTGATAAGCTGAAGCAGTTTTACCAACCACCGAGCCTAATGACCGAAGTAAAGAGATGTTGGGAGGCATTGCAATGACAAAAGGAATTCTACTCGCCGGCGGGAATAATACCCGATTATATCCAATAACAAGAAGTGTAAACAAGCAGTTACTACCCATATACGACAAGCCCATGATCTATTATCCTCTTTCCATGATGATGCTTGCCGGAATAAGGGATATTCTTATTATAAGCACACCAAACGCAATCGATCAAATGCGAAGGTTATTGAGAGATGGATCGCAATGGGGATTAAACTTTGATTATTGCATACAATTAAAGCCTCGTGGATTAGCAGATGCCTTTATTCTTGGAGAGGAGTTTATCGGAGAAGATGGCGTATGTTTAATGCTCGGAGATAATATATGTTATGGTCAGGGATTATCTAAGATGTTGCAATCTGCAACATATCTGAACAAAGAAGGAGCAACGATATTTGCATATTATGTAACAAACCCAGAGCGTTATGGCGTGGTAGAGTTTGATAAAGAGAATAAAGTAATATCTATTGAAGAGAAACCACCATATCCACGTTCTAATTATGCGGTACCGGGGATTTATTTCTATGACAATCATGTTGTAGAGCTTGCAAAGAATTTAAAGCCATCAGCCCGTGGCGAACTGGAAATAACAGATATTAATTTGGCATATATAACTGAAGGTAAATTATCTGTTAATATTATGGGGCGTGGAATCGCGTGGCTTGATGCAGGAACTTGTCAGTCTCTTATGCAGGCATCCAACTTTGTTCAAGCAATAGAAGAGCGTCAAGGCATTATTATAGCCAGTCCAGAGGAAACTGCGTACAGAATGAGGTATATTGATTTAGACAAATTCCGCTTATTATCAGAAGAAATAAACAGTGGTTCTTATGGTGAATATTTGCGAAAACTATATAAAGATGAAAAAAATGCTTTACAAATGCAATAAACACCATATATTGTGTATATGATAAAAGGGGTATACTATGGCTGCTACTATAACAGTCGGAACAAATAGTTGGGTTACAGAAGCAGAGGCAAATACTTTTTTTGACGCGCGTCTCAGGTCAAGCGATTATTGGACTGACGATGCTGACGACAACATCCCCGCACTGATTACTGCATATAAATGGCTTAATAGCGGCGAATATGACTTCCCAACAACAGCAACCCAAAACATGAAAGATGCTCAGTGCGAAGAGGCATTCTTTCTATTACAGCAACAGCCCGATATTGATCTGCGCATGGGGCTACAGGTGCAGAATGTGTTGTATGCTGGAGTGGTAAAAGAAAAATATAAAGATCAAGACAATATTCAGTTACCAACACCTGTTATTGTGAAAAAATTGTTGGCATCTTATAGTAACGTGAAACCAGCTTATTTTGTAGATATAGCACGTAATCCAGAAGAAAGCGTCGATTACGATGCCTTTGGCAATAGATTAACCGATACAAACAATGACTATTAAAACAAGGAGCAATCATGTTATATGCAAAAGATTATAGCGCTAAAGGCGACGTAATAACTCTTAACACAGATACGCTTAACTGTCCAGCGTGTAGAGATTTGCTATTAACAATCAATACAGCAAACATGGCGGCTGGGGAATCTTATGTGTTTACTCTGGAAGGTCGCTTCAATGATACCGTGGGATGGTCAAATATGAGCGCTACAGGCGCAACACATACTGTAACTGAAGATGGTGATTTAATGTTATCGTTTGACGGTCACTTGCCTAATTATGTGCAGGTATCTTCCGTGGCTGTATTAGACCCGGATTCAATCGCAAGTTACACAGTTCAGGCATCACTTGGAGTAGTGTCGTGATAAATTTAAAATCAGCATTAACACAGACAGAGTTGGATGAAGGGCTCGATGGATTAAACGATGTTTCTCAAGCCCAAGTACGCAGCAGGCAGTACGGCCATCAAGTCCACTGCTCTCAACACAACTAGTCTAACAGCAGAAAGCAAATAAGGAGAATACGATGAGCGCAACACGAAGAGGCAAGCGAGATGGAACCGGGCCCTACAAAGACTCTGCCCAAAAAACACAATATGGTAACACGGGTAAACGCATTCAGCGGGGTGAAAAATGCCCCGGACAAGGTAAGTAATGCCTGATTTAACTAAAAGCCCTCTCAACCGTTACGGAACGAATAAGGTAGCATGTAGTCATTGCGGACACGAGCATATTGCAGTTTATCTAGTACCAATGAAGTTTCCTTGTGAGTGTTCTCGTTGCAACAGAATGGCTTGTTTTATAGTAGATATAGAGGTCAGTCCATGATAGGTTCTTATTGTAAAGACAGCATAACACTCCGCATGGATAAAGGTGCAGATAAATGGCAAGAACCTCTTACGCCTGAAGACGTATCTGTAAAGGGTTTTATTGATTACGGCGAACGCAGAATAGAGAATGCTCAAGGTCAGATTATTACAAGCACGGCAAAAGTAAGACTACGACCTCGCACTATTATTATATCCGGCTTTGCTACTCGTGCATCAAACACTATTTCATATAAAGATAAAATTATATTTGGTGGCTCAACGCGCTCTATAATTAAAATAACTAACCCAAGAGATTTTAGCATAAGGTGTACTGAGGTTTACGTTGCTTAAAAGCAGACACATGTATTTAGACTGTACGAAAGCGATGAGAAGGCTTAATCTGCTTAACACCGTGATAATGCCTGCAAAAATAATGGCAGGATTGGGTGCGGCAGGCAACAGGCTCATGATCGATGCTGTTGTGCAACAAGACACAGTACCTATTAAAAGACCCGGATATGGCGGTAAATGGACGCCCGGAAGCCATGGCGACTCATATACTGCATCTGATCGTAAAGCTGGTGAGCTTAGAGCTTCTGGTGCCGTATTTGTTGATCGTAAAAAAACACGCTCTTCTCAGCATTATGGTGAGTTTGCTACTGGTAAATACCAGCCGAAAGTATATGGAGGCGAACCTATCATGCCACTTACTCATCAAGCAGCAGTGGTGTTTAATGCTCCGTATGCGAATATACAACATGAGCAATTTATAGAGAAAACAGAAGCTCTTGCAGGAAGATATTACCTATCGTCTAAGTTGTATGGAAACGCTGTGACATATTATGGTATTATAGCCAAGGCTATAAAGTTATGATAAAAGAAATAGTCAATTATATAGAAGACAATACGAGCTTTGTTGTGGGAACGACATTATTTGCAATAAGCGATGTTGTTACCGTAACAGCTACTTGCATAATCATCGCAGAACCGTCTGCTGGTCTGGCAGATGCTTCTATTGATGGATTACGCCAAGTGCCTCTTCTTGCATATTCGAGAGGCGATACACAATTCACGGCACGAGATAACGCATGGATCGTGTTTGATTTGCTGCATCGTAAAATGCAAATTAGCTTAACTGCAATAGGCAGTGGGCCGGTTTATGTATGCAACTTTAGATGCAATACGCCCAATTACATCGGTCTGGATAGAAAGGGTAGAAGATATGTATATTCAGTTCCAATTAACGTTAATGTGACAAATATGTTATAAAGGAGAATATTATGGCTTTTGGGCCTTTACAAGACTTAGGGCCAGCAATTGCTGTGTGGGGAGCAGACTCTATAGACGAAATCTTTGAGGAAGTAAGATGGACGCTCGTAGGGGATGCCGCAGCAGTAAAAGAGGCTCTTTATGGAAGCACTCCGGTTGACCATGTATTTTTGGGTTATTCTGAGTGCAAGGTTATTATACCAGCAACAAGACTCACTCTTGCTTTGTTTGCTACACTCACTCCCGGAGGAACTAATTCAGGTGGAGCGAGTGGTGCGGTGGAAATAAAAGCCGCAGGAACGGGTGGAATGGTTGGGCTGTCTGAATATGACAATGGATTGCCATTGTTTGTTAAGCCTATTGTTGATGGAATTGCTGTAGCAAATGGAAAATGGCTGAGACTTGAGCGAACCTATCCTTGTCCTAATTTTGACGTGACATTTGCAGCCACAGAAGGTTCGCAGAGGGTGTATGGAATAGAGTTTAAAGCTCATCCAGACGACACAAGCAAACAACTCTACTCTGCTGGCACAGTTGCCACAGGGGCATCTTATTAATTTAAAAGGAGAAAATCGTGAAGACAATTAACATTGATGAATTGTGCGAACCTATCGAGATCACTATTAGAGAGAAAAAATATGTATTGGAAGACATCTCTCGTGAATTAATGACAAAAATCGACAAAGTAGCGAGGAAAGCCAAAGCCGCAGAAGAGGCTATAAAGGAAGCCTCTACCGATAGCGATGTAATTGACGAAGAAATAATGAAAGCGTCAATGAAAAGCAATGAGGAAATGGCAGCTATAATGTCTGAAGTCATGGGTGGAGATAAAGATGAATTCATATCTCTTGGTATGCGTAAACTCAATAGGCTCGTACAGGAAGTCATGGGGTCGATTAACGAGGAGATCGAAGGAAAAAAAGACCCAAAGGTCGAGCAGGTGAAATAGCAATAATAAGTTCGACCTTCCCGGGTTTATTCAACATCCATGAACTCTTAGAAATGGGAATAAGAGAAAAAAACTACTGGCTCAAGCAAGCCGAAGCAATAAGAAGGCGCAGCATTGCAACTCTTGCACATGGGATCGGGATAGGCAACACAGACGGAATAAATCGAGAAAAGGCAATGGAAGACCTTGAGCTATATCAAACAGCAGCAGAAAGCAGAGCATGGCGCACGGATCATATTATGAATATTATGAAGGTGTTTAAGCCAAGAGGTCATAGTGTTTAACATTGGTTCAGTAACCGGATATTTAAAGTTAAATACAGCAGGATGGCGTGGGCCGATGGTCGGCATCAACACATCCATTAACAAGCTTAGCTCCTCATTTATAAAATTAGGGGTTGTAGGCGCTGGCTCTTTGCTTCTTATAGAGCGTGAATTTGGTAAGTTTGATAAAGCCATCCGTCACGCTACTTCGGTTAGTGAAACATCTGCAGAACAATTTGTTCAAATGTCAGAAATGGCATTAGACGCCTCGGTAAAGTGGAACAAAGCCGCCACGCAAACCGCCCAAGCATTTTACTACCTCGGATCAGCGGGTTTAACAGTCACCGAACAGATGCAGGCGTTTAATGACACTATCATGCTGTCTCGTGCAATGGGTTCTGAGCTTTCTTCCACGGTAGAGGGCTTAGTAGATATTACTCGTGCGTTCGGTCTTGAGTTTGCAAACACACGAATAATAGTTGACCAATTAGCAAAAACAGTTATTAGTTCCAATCAGAACTTCCGGGATCTCGATCAAGCCCTTACATATGGTGCTTCAACTGCAAGACTTACAAATAACACATTGGCTGAAACTACTGCTATGCTTGGAGTTATGGCAAACGCTGGTATAAAAGGTTGTTATGACGACCAAACTGAGGTATTGGTGAAACGTGGATGGATAAAGTGGGATGAAGTTGTCGCAAGCGATGAATTCGCTACATGTAATCCTGATACCGGCGGACTTGAATACCAGAAATCAACCAAACTTATTCGTTATCACCATAAAGGCAAAATGTATCATGTAGCCAATCGGGGAATAGACTTATGTGTAACCCCGGATCACCGCATGTGGGTTAAACGGCGCGGACATGACGAGTTTGAGGTGAAATATGCTCACGAGGTGGACGGGAAAGAGGTCAAGTATCAAGCTGGTGGATTGACTTGGGATGGCTGGGACATGCAAAATGTTCAACTATTGGGATTCAAACAGAATAGAAGTAGCTGGGTAAAAAATATAGCACCTATGGAGATAAACGCCGATGTCTGGGCTACATTCCTCGGCTGGTATATCTCGGAGGGCTCCTGTGATTTCAGGAAAGGAAATTATAGAATTAGGATTACTCAGAATAGGGGTAAAGTCAGGGATAGAATGCGGGAAGTACTCGCCAAATTGCCAGTAACGGTGAATGAATGCAAAGACGGGTTTACGCTTGCCAATGAACAAATATGGCGCGCAGTTAAGCCATTGGGAAAAACGCCTGAGAAACACATACCCAAGTATGCCCTTGACTGGTCGCCGCGATTGTTGTCTCTGCTCCTCACTGCCCTTATGGAAGGTGACGGGGATTGCAATGAATGTTATTATACCTCATCAAAACAGTTGGCAGATCAGGCAATGGAAGTAGCCTTGAAACTCGGTGTGTCTGCAACAGCAGTAATAAAATCAAAAGCAGGAAGCCTCTCAAATTATGACAAAGAGGGACGTGAGATACGAGCACGGTATGACCAGTGGAAAGTAAGCATCAAGCGTGAACAGCTTGAACCAGCCTATTATCCAACGGAGTACAAAGGAGTGCATGGTGACCGGCTGGATGGCTCCAAGTTCCCTGCCTGTAACGAATGGATAGACTATGATGGTGAGGTATTCTGTGCTGAAGTGCCAAACCATCTGCTCATCGTGAGGCGTAATGGGAAGCCTGTTGTGTCTGGAAACAGCATGGCCGGTACAGTCCTTCGCAGAGCAATGACCAATCTTATGTCGCCTACAGGTGACATGGCAGGACTCATATATAAGCTGGGTTTACATATCTATGATGCTTCAGGTAAGATGAAACCCTTCATCAATATTATGGGAGAGATAAGCGATAAGCTTAAAGGAACTTCCGAAGAATACAAGAACATGGTATTTGAAGTATTATTTGGACGTAGAGCCATTGCCGGACAGATTGTATTGTTCAACGAAGGTTCCGTAGGTCTCAGAAAATATGCAACGGAAATAAAAAATGCAGGTGGAACGGCTGAAAGGGTTGCTGGCAAACAAATGAAAGCCTTTACTGAGCAAATGGGTCAGCTATGGAAGGAGGTAAGCCGCCTTGCAATAACTATGGGCGGTACGCTTGCTCCTGCAATTATGAGAGTAGGTGAATCATTAAAGGCAAGGATTAGTCAATACAGGGCATATGTCACTGCTAATAGCAATGCCGTAGCTACCACATTAAAGTGGACAGCCGCGATTGCTACCCTCCTTCTTGTCGGTGGGCCGCTGTTGCTTGTTATTACAAGTCTTGCTACAAAATTGGTGGTACTGGCTGGCGTAATAACTAATCCATTCATCGCATTAATAGCGGCACTATATGTGTTCCGATCAATATGGAAGCAAACAAACAAAGAAATAAGAGACGAATTAGCCAAATCAGTCAGAGAAACAGCTTTAGAAGCGGTTGGCACGGCAGGTATTGTGTTGAGTTCAGCGTTTGCAGGGGGAGCGACAGGAAGCGCCCTAGCGGGGGTACCGGGCGGGTTAATTTTAGGAGCAGTAGGATTCGGATATGGATGGTATCAAGCTGGCAAGGCGTTAGATGAATATGATGCTAAGCTTGGCATGTTTGCCTCAAAGAATAAAAAAACATATGGAGTGTCGGGTTCGTTTGGTAAGCCTGCGGCAGAGGGAGCATTTGCGTTTCGTAAATTATGGGAAACCACGACAGAATCAGTAGCAAAACAGATTAAGGTAGATTTTGCAGGGGCATTGGATTTAGTTGATATCAAAGTAGAAAATACGGATAGCTTATTAGGGCGGCTTTTATTGGGAATGAAAGGCTATGGAGCTAATTTGAACAAAATGTTTAAAGCTTTTATGACAGAGCCAGACGCAAGATTTTCTCTGATAACAAAAAGAATAGAAGAGCTTAATGGAGAAATGGGGAAATATATAAATAACATGAAAGACGTTTCTGGCGCCACAGAAAACTCTTCAAAAAAAATGGGGAAACTTGCATTAGAATGGAGCAACGCTTTACGAACAGTGTTTGCACCTCCAGCCGGAACTGGTGTTACATGGAAGGATACGTTTGTAAGTACGCTAAAATCTATTGAATCTGCTTGGTCTGATTCTATTTATAATATCATGGATACGGGTGGAACGTTTAAAAGCTTCTTTAAAGACTTATTTGATGGTATATTAAATAGTTTCAAGCGGTTTATAGCAGATGTAGCTGCTGCTGATTTATTATATGCAATGTTTGGGGAAGGCAAACCTCGTCTTCCGGGAACGCCTTCTATATTAGATTTATTATCTCCAAGCCCTGCTCCATCTGGAAGCTATACTGGAGGATTAGGAATGCCAGCGATGGACATGAGCCGGGGAAAGATAGCTGTATCAATCAATGTAGATAACAAGGGCGCCCCGGTATCTATGAGGGAAACAGGCAGAACATTTAATGGCAGGGAACTTATTATAAGCACTGTGATGGACGAATACAACACCAATCCTAATTTCAGAAACGCAATTAAGGAATGATATGGCTACTTTTCCAACTATATATAGACGCGGCACAGAAATACACAATCCGGTGGTCGGCAAGTTTAAATATAAAAGAGCTCATGACCCTGCAATAAGGAGTCTATCTTCTGGAGGCTACGTTACTTCAAGGGCAAAGTTTACGCGGAAATCAAGAGTATGGCCACTGGAGTATACATGGGTAAAGAAAACCAATAAAAACATAATAGAAGCATTTGAAGACACGGTAAATGTTGGCTCGGATAGCTTTACTTGGCTTAATCCCGAAAACGCCACTAATTATACGGTAAGATTTCTTGATTTTGTTGATTATGATGGAGTAGAAGATACTAACTGGCTATTTTGGAATATACGATTCATCTTGGAACAGGTATAATGGATGCCTTAAATGCTGCATATATAACAGAGAAAAGCAAAATAGCTTCTGCTGGTGCATGGCTATGGTTAATTGAGATATCAACTCCGGGATTATCAACCCTCAGATACACAAACAATAACTCCAATGTAGAGTGGCCCGATATAGCAGGGAATGTATATTCAAGAATGCCTCTGTTTATAGAGGATGTCAAGATTTCAACCGATGGATCGTTCCCAGAATATAAGTTACAAATTGGAGATGTTGCTTTAAATAGCACGTTACGTAGCCGTATTAAATCTTATTCAGGATTATCCGGTAGCGTCATAAGGTTGCTCTTGGTGCATTCCGATCACCTTGACATAACAACTGCTGCCATAGACGAATCAGCAGAGATACTTGGCTGCGAAGTAACAGAGAATAATATAATCTTCACTATTGGCATACCAAGCTTCTTAAGCAGAAGATTCCCACGAAATAGATATGTACCCACGTTTTGCAGGCACAAATTTAAAGGTGCTATGTGTAAGTATGTCCAACCAAGCAATTCACTGACAAGCACACAGATATCATTCATAAGCGGTTCTGCTGGCATAGAAAACCAAAGGTATAATACAATACAGGTTGTCGGTGGAGGTCTTATTACGAGCATATTTGGCGCGGCATCGCTTGATGAAGATACGGGCTTCACGGTATCTGGTTCTACAAGTAATGATGGATTTTTCTTGGCAAATAAATTTCATGCAGTTGATGATACATATGTAAGGGTTTATCAGGAAGTTGACGGCGCCCAGCCGTTCACTAACGAATCGGCTGGGCAATCAATAACTATTCAATTAGGCTATAGCGGTTGCGATCACACACCAGAGGCGTGTAGCTTAAGAAACAATAATTCAAATTACGGTGGCAGCCCGGGAGTAGCTGGAGGGAAATATGGCTAAGTATCATCCAGATATCACTGATTTAATCGGAGTAAAGTTTGTAAATGGAGGAAGAGACAAAGAGAGGGGATTGGATTGCTGGGGATTGGCAAGAGAGGTCTTTAAAAGATACAACATATATATAAGAGATTACAAAGTAGACGCCTTCTCGTTTGAAGATATTAACGATCTTGCAAGAAAGACAGAGAGCTTTGCGTTATGGTCTGAGTTAGAAGAACCAACCGAAGAAGACGCTCCTTTGATTGTATTAATGAGAATGCATCCCAATCTTATAACTCACGTTGGGGTCTATATTGGACGCAACAAAATGATTCATACCATGGAGCCAGTGGGAGCAATAACAACTCCTATCACTTCTATAAAAAGCAGGATAGTGGGATATTATAAGCATGTTTAAAATTACCAACATATTAAATCCATTAACAGGTGGATCTACAACCACAGAGCATAAAAGAGTGAGTGGACATGCTCTGTCTGATTATATGGGTTATAGTGGTGAGTGTATAGTATCTATTGATGGCGGGGTAATAAAGCTTCCCTTAAGCGAAATATATCCTACGGACAAAGAAGAATATATTATAATGCCTATCCCTGAAGGTGGCGACAAACAAACACTATCTGTATTGGGAACAGCAGTTATGGGAGGCTTGGCTATTGCATCTGGATTACCAGCAGCACCGCTATTGCTTCAGAAATATGGGCGCGTAACTGCATTAGTAGGAGGCGTAGCAATATCTTTATTAACACGGGACAAAAGCAAAGGAATAGATTCTTCTCGATCATATCAATGGGAATATGCTGGCAGCCCGTTGGCGTCTCATGGCACAGCAATGCCTATCATTTATGGCAAAGCACGAGTAAGACCTACGCTTAAAAATAGATATGTAACGGTAGACGGAGACAAGCAAACACTGTATGCGCTTTATTCAATAGCAGCACATAAAGTTGACGAAATAAGTGAATCAGCCGCCCCTATATTTGATTATACAACCTTATATGGCAACGAAGGTCAAGTTGTACGACCACCTGTTAATGTCGAGTCGGGTAAAACATACAGACAAAAGAAGGCGGCTTCTGGTGCGGATTATCTGTCTGATGATTGGGAAGTATGGAGAGGAACGGCTTCGTTCAATAATGATATTATTGTTAATGGTCGCTCAATAACCGAATACAATCGAGATGTTGAATGGGAAACACGTCCCGGATTACCAGATCAAGCGGTAATAATTGGCTTCGATGTTACATATAGCAGCATTTCTTTAAGTCAAGGGCTTTATCCTGATTATCCTCAAATCAATAAAGATACCGCCGGTTTTGATGTAGATTCTAATAATAAACTCAAATGGGTTGACCATGATTTGCTTTATCGTGGCACTAATTACAGCATAAAAGAGGGACATTACCAGCTTAGCCCAGCAATGATAGGCAAAACACGCAGAGTATATATTATATGGGATTCAAGAGACGATAGAGAATATCAAAAAACATTCTCAGATGATGATCCAATTCTAACGGATACTCAATATGTAGTGTTATCGTTTAAAGTTACCACCACTCAACCATTTGGTGATAGAGACTGGCCTAACACGTCTCTTCTTCCAACTGGTGACGATTGGTATTATCCTGCAGTATCTATAGTGGCTAAACATAACGTACAAATAATATTTGAATTCCCCAATGGACTGTATGGAATCTCAAGGGGTGAGGATATAGTTAGCGACCATTGTAGATTGTTTGCTCAATATAGAATAGTTGACACGGAAAAGTGGTTAAATTTTAACTCTGTTTTTGCATCTCCAGATCATGATGTAGATTATAGTGATAGTGATATT